TATTAGAGTTGAATTGCTCTGTATCTGGTTTGACTTTAATAAGGGAAAAGGCTGAGAACGTAGAATTTCCTTCTGTGGACGAGGTATGGCTATTTAATGTTTTACAACATACAGAGAAACCGGATACAATAATAAGGAAATCACTAAAGGCCGGAACCGTAAGATTTTTTGAGCCGATAAATTTCGGCGTTGATTCGATGCATCTGCATAATTTTACCAAGGAATATTTTCAGCAATTCTTTAAGAATGTAAAGGTATATCCCAGTAATCCTGATATGGTTATGTTTCATAAACACGAATGCGCATGAAACGAGGGCTGACTTTTTAAATTTATTTTATGCTAACCTGTAAGTTAAACGGAAGATTGGGGAATCAGCTATTTGAGATTGCATCGACGATAGGGGTTGCTATCCGTATGGGATATTCTTTCGGATTTGATTTTAGAAGTCCGTTTGTTCATGCTCTCCCAAAGTTTGAGGGAAACAAGAAAACATATAAGGTTCCCTGGGGATTCCATAATATCCATCCTCCTGATGGATCTGAACTGGATGGGTATATGCAGAGCGAGAAATATTTCAAGCACTGTAAGGAATTGATAAGATTCTATTTCGGACAACAGGATAGTGTTGAAAGGTATCCGGACAATGCTGTTTGTGTTCACATCAGATTGGGAGATTATAAAGGAAGTACTATTCATCCGGTTTGTACGAGGGAGTATTACACTAAGGCTATGTCTTTAATGCCAAAAGATTCAGTATATTATCTTTTCTCCGATGAACCAGATTTGGCAGAGAAGATATTACCAGGGATGAATGTCGTTAAGGGAAATAATGAAGTAACCGACCTGATGTTAATGAGCAAATTTAAAAGACATATAATGTCTAATTCGTCATATGATTGGTGGGCCGTATGGCTTTCAAGGAGTTGCCAGGTAATTGCTCCGCGTCGGTGGTTTGGGAATGAATTGGATGCATCAGATATTTATTGTGAAGGATGGCAGATAGTATAGTTTTCATATTGACAACTTACAACAGGGCCGATTCTTTTAAAGCTCTTGTATCTGTATTATTACGATACGGGGACATATATGCTCTTGACGACGGTTCTTCAGATGAATATGAAATAGACGGTATTATACAGGGACATGAGATGTTTTACTATAAGAAAAAACACGGAGGGAAGAAACTTTATTACGATACGGTCAATACGCTCTTTAGGTTAGTCCCAAAGAAGTATGATTATTATTTCATGGTTCCTGATGATTTCCTTCCTGTAGATAATTTCGTTTCTCAATGTATAGGAGTTTGGAATAAGATACGCGACAATAAAAAAATATGTATCAATCCTTATGTCTCGGAAGGGAGGCTTAATAAGACAAACTGGACTAATTTTAAGCCTGTAGAATATAAAAGTTATAGAAAGACACAATGGGTTGATATGTGTTTCATGTGTACTAATGATTTCTTTTCGGTATTGGGAGAAATCCCACGCATTAAACTTGATTGGAATTTGCGTCCGGAACTAAGCTCTGGGGTAGGCTCTTATATAAGCAGGACGTTAAACCTAAAAGGCTACGGTATGTATCAGACCAAAACAAGTCTTTTTATCCCGCAATTGATAGAGTCGAGAATGAATCCATGGAGGGGGATAGATGATCCACTTAACAAACCCGTATTATGTACGCTTGTATAGCTTCAATCCCCGAAAGATATGATATGCTTCAGAAAACTGTTGAATCCCTGAGGCCACAGGTCGAGGGTATATTCGTCACGCTTAACAACTACGTCAGCGTTCCCGAGTTTCTAAAGGAGGAGAATACAATAATTCTTGATAACAACAAAGGGGATGCTGGTAAGTTCTGGTTTGTCGACAAACTTCAAGGATACATTTTAACCTGTGATGATGATATAATCTACCCGCCGAGTTACGTAAGATACATGACTTCGTTTTGTAAGCAATATGATTGCCCGGTGACGTTACATGGTAAGACTTTCAATCCCGACACGGCTTTCAACAGACCATTGGCAATTTACAGATGCTTGGATGATGTATTGTCTGATGGCCGCGTTGACGTGGGTGGAACAGGAGTTATGTGCTTTCATACCGACCAAGTTAAAATCAGTTACGACTATTTCGGGTCTGCGAATATGGCCGATCTTTGGTTTGCAAAAGCCTGCAAGGAACAAGACGTAAGGATAATGTGTTTAGCGCATCAAAAGGGATGGCTCTCTTATCAGAATCCGGCATGGACAGTCTGGGATAGCGAGAAAGACAAGGGATTTACAGAACAAACTAAACTATTGAGAAGTTTTATATGACTTGTAAACTTCAGAAAAGGTATTGCCACAAGGCGGTGAAGTGTCCGACTATTAAGGCCGGGGTGTCGGAGAAATGACAAGGCCCCGGATTTTTGAATTATGATAAAAAGATTCTTATACGTGATCCTGATGATAGTCTACACGATATTCGTTGTGGCAATTGGGATATTGAGTATCATAATATGGATATTCTCAGGCAGAGACCTTATATTTCTGCTTGACAAGTTTAATAGTCTTTTAAACCGCATAAAATGAGATATTATAAGATTTGGCCTATTATCAGGATATTTTTTCACGGGTACGTAATTACATTGTGGCCGTTTGGAGTTTTCAGCCCGCGCGACCCCGTGAAACTGACTCAGTATACCAAGAATCACGAGTCTATTCACTGGAAACAGCAGAAAGAACTACCTCTGGTATTCTATTTGTGGTATATCATCGAGTATCTTATCAAATTTTTTAAGTACGGACCATGTGCTTATTACGAGATAAGTTTTGAGCGCGAGGCTTTTAATAATGCACATGACCTGGGATATCTTAAAAACAGGAAGTCTTACTCATGGATGAATTACATATGAAAAAGCTAATTTTACTTTCGCTTATCTTCCTCGGGTGCGAGAAAGAACCGGAGCCGGTCTTTCAGGAGAAATTCTGTTATGACTGTATCCTTGAACAAAAAAATGCAGTAGGTTATTATTCAATGTCTATTGACTTTTGTAATATGACGGAAGAGCAGATGAACGAGATAATAGAACTTAATACATGGCAGAGTGCCGGGGGAAGTTACTATACAAGCCTTAAATGTACGAAGCGATGAGAAGAATATTAAGGCAGGGAGTAGATTTAATCCTGGGAATAGTTGTATTTGGACTTCTAATCTGGTATATAATTAATCCGGAGAAGAATTTTACATCTATGTTAGCTATATTTGCCGGATATATAGTGTTTAACATAATCAATAAGATCAAGATTGCAAAACAGATTGAAGATGGCAGCACCAAAAGGGAAGGATAAACTCGACAAGCTGTTCGATGAAATAATAATCGAAATAGCAGAAAATGGTAAGTCTTTAATAGCATCATTGAAAAACAGAATGTCAACAGCGACATTTTATGAGTTATTAAAAGACTCTGAAAAGTTAAAAATATACGCGCGCGCGTGTGATGATCGGGCCGAAATTCTGGCTGATGAAATACTTACTATCTCGGATGAAATGGACGACGATATAATCAAGTTGCCAGACGGGAGAGAGATAGAAAACCAGCGAGCCATTCAAAGGGACAGACTAAGAGTCGATGCGCGGAAATGGCTTTTATCAAAACTGCATCCTAAGAAATATGGCGACAAGATTGATATTACAACTAAGGATCAGCCAATAAATGAGGTTAAGGTTACATTCATAGATAAGACGGATGACGCTGGGGATAGAGGGCAGTCGGGTACTGCGTGACTTAATATACTGTAACAAGAAAATAATAGTTCTTGAGGGCGGGGCCAGGTCGACGAAGACATGGAGTTTGTTTCAATGGATTATTATTAACTGTTATCGTAATTCGGGAGAGCTTTATATGATCGGTCGTCTGAAGATGACATGGGTAAAGTTAACATTACTAAGGGATTTCCAACAGATAATCGAAAGATATGGGGTTCCAGTAACTCCGGAAGTAAATATTAATAGGGCCGAACAAGTTTACAGTCTCAATGGGAACCAGATAATGTTTGTCGGCATGGATGAGCCTCTTAAACTGCATGGTGTGTCTCCGGATTATGTTTGGATCAACGAAGCTATCGAGGGGAGCTATAAAGATTACCAGCAGTTAGCAATAAGGGCTAAGAAAAGGATATTTCTTGACTATAACCCGGCAGCCGAAACACATTGGATCTATGATAATATAATCAGCGATACAGACTGTGCTTTCTTCCATTCAACGATGAGGGATAATCCCTGGCTTGAACAGACCATAATAGACGAGCTTAATAAACTCGAAAAGATTGACCCTGTAGCCTTCAAGATTTACAACCTCGGACTGAGGGCGCAACAGAAGGGACTTATATTCTCTAACTGGGACACGGTTAAAGAGGTTCCTGTGGTGGCGAGAACAGTTGGCTATTGGCTCGACTTCGGGTATGTCAATGATCCCACTTCTATAGGAAGGCTTTCAATGTACGAAGGAGAACTTTATGCCGATGAGATGGTTTACGAGCGCGGGCTTGTTAACGTACCTATCAAGGATAAGGACGGAAGGATTCAGAAGAACATATCTGATCGGTTGATAGAATGCGGATTGAAACCAAGACAAGACGAGATAATAGCAGATTCGGCGGAGCTTAAATCCATAAACGAACTATATGCTACCGGGTGGCATATCAGACCAGCTCATAAACCTAAGATAACTTTCGGAATCGACATATTGAGGAGATATAAGATCCATATTACCGAAAGAAGCGTCAATACTATTAAAGAGTTTAAGAATTACAAATGGGAGACAGATAAGAATGGCGAACCACTGAGACCAGAAAAGCCCATAGATGACTTTAACCATAGTATTGACGGAATGCGTTATGTCGCCGTTTACAAGCTGGCTCAGAAGTTTACAGGAATAAAAAAGAAGAATTAATGAAGACACTTGGAGTTTCAATGATAGTGCGCGATGAGACCGAATGTGTAAGGGCCTGCCTGGAATCAGTGAAAGATGCTGACGAAATAGTGATTGTTGACACAGGTTCGGAAGATAATACTATCGAAATATGCAAGCAATACACAGAGAAGGTCTATTCTTATTCAGGGTGTAATGATGAAAACGGGAAGCTGGCCGATTTTTCGGATGCACGAAACAAGTCTTTGAGTTACTGCACTACGGATTATATACTTATCATCGATGCTGATGAGGTATTAAAGGATTCTATCAAAGGTATAAAGACCGTACTCAATTCAGGGACAATGGGGAAACGATATAAGGATGAACTCGTTTACCTGGGTATGAGCTTTATTGTGGAGACAAGGTCAGAGAAACTTCACTCGTTAAGATTGTTTAGGAACGATCCTGCGATAAGATATATCCACCCGTTTCATAACCAGGTAGCCTACAATGGAAGGACAGACATAATAAGACATCGTACATATCAGTCACGGTTTGTTATTGACTCAGGATATAGCCCGGCGCATCTAAAAGACCCTGATCGTACGTTACGGATGATTGAAAACCATCTAAGAAAAGAGCCGGATAGCGCAAGGTCTTTATATTATATTGCCCGCGAGTATTTATCAAGACATATAAAGGCAGGACCAGAAGAAAGAGAGTGGCTGGATAAAACTACGAAGGCGCTTGAACACATGGACAGGGTAGCTTTCTATCAGCCCTGGACGAACGAGTATTCTGACGGTCTTTTTGTTTTAGCCAACTGCTATCTTCAGAGGATGGTTCAGGAAAAGGATGAGGGATTGTGGTATCATGCGGTGGCTTGTTTGTCTAAGTGTGTCCTTATCCTTCCCACGAATAAAGCTCCCATGCAGATGCTTGCACAACTAATGACCAAGACCCCGGCTGGCGTTCCGCATCGTCACGGGATAAAGTTCTGGAGCGAGAATGCAAAGAGGGCAACTAATGAGGATGTCGCTTTCTTGAGGGATGTTCCCGACTTAGTCAGGAGTACTGTTAATAAATAATTTTGTTTATGTCGCAAAAAAGTGTTATCTTTGTAGATTGAATAATAAAGGATAAAAATATCTTAAATTATTAATATCCTGAAATCGTTAATTAAATACTATAAAGAATGCCAAGAACAGTAACTTGCCCGGCTGCCTCGGTACTGGGGAGCGTGGTAACATC